ATAATCGAGGAAGAACTACCTGAAGGAGCTCTTCTCAATGGAGTAAATCTCGACTCGTTCCTAATCGAACCTGCGGTTGAAAACTCTAATGAGAGGTACACACGTTGGGTATACGAAACAGAGAAGGTTGTGTGGATGACGAAGCTTGCAAAGGTTTTGTCACTACCACTACTCCCAATCCGTGGACATAAGGGGAACGATGACGAGGCTTGCCTCGAACAAATGGCTCTGTCCTATGGAGTTCTACTGCCGCAGTATAAAGGTGGAACATGGTGGACCTACAGATACGTGCAGGCAATGAACTCCGGGACTCCTATCGCCACCGAGTGGCGCGAGAGTCAGGTTATTGGAGATGCCTGGGCAGTATTAGCAACAGCAATTGAAACAATGTCAGATGAGCAACGAGCAAGTCTCTCGACTCGCCAGACAGCGCAGTACCTAGCAAGTATCCCATCGCGGGAACGTGCAGTAAGAATACTCGAAGAACTAGTTCTTCCCGTCAAGGTAGGAAAGGAATAACATGCTATTTGGCAGATGGTTAAAGGAGACTCGCGCGCTACAAAAGGACGTGTACTTCATCAACTACGAAGAAATGGAAGGCGATAAGCCACAGAACATTCGTAGGTTCGTTGAGTACTTGCGCTGGAACATGCTCGCGGTTGATGATGAGCTTGCAGAGATGCGTCAGGCAATCTCGTGGAAGCCTTGGCAGCACGACCAACCTTACGCAGATCGCGAAGAGGTTATCAAGGAGGCTGTAGACGTTCTTCACTTTGTCGCTAACATCATCGTTGCGGCTGGTGGAACAGACGAAGAGCTTAACAAGTTCTATCTTGAAAAGATGGAAAAGAATCGCCAACGTCAACTCAAGGGTTATAAGGTAAAGGACGTCGGTGTCAAGTGTGGTCTATGCACACGCGCTATTGACGATGTTGGAGCTGGCGCAAACCCAGAACTCTGCATCAAGTGTTCACCAAAGGAGACAACAAATGCCTAATGTAGATCAGGAATGGGTAAAGGAACAATTTATTGCCGCAAAGGCAAAGGTTGTTGTTGGTAAGGCAGTCCTCAAGATGCTTGATACATGGTCTGAGATTGAGCTTACCGAGAAGCACGCTGAGGAGGCAATTGCTATTCTTAGCAAGGTTGCGCTCAACCACGCGTTCATTGAAATAAACAAGGACGAGGTTTGGGCTCCAGCACAGGCAGGGTTTGTACCTGTTGGCGCTGAGGTTCGTGTAATGGCAAATGCATACAGTGACGACCTTGGTCGTATTCACAATGGACGTAGAGGCGTCGTTGTTGCAGTTCGGTATGGTGACGTAATCATCAACTCTAACGACAACAAGGCTCCTAAACTTGAGGGTGCACACTACTCACCGTACAAGCTAGAGATTCGAGTAAAGTAATGAGAACCATAGTAGAGATAACAGTCACAGGAGACAATCACACTCAGCTGCTAGAGAGCGCTGAGAAGGAGATTGCAGCCTACCTAAAGGTAGACCCAGAGCAAGAAGGAATAGAAGACTTCTGCGACTATGAGTTGAAGGTAGTACCAAATGACGACGGTCCACAGAAATACGTTGCGCATGTTCACGTGAGGATAAAATAATGACAGACAAGGTACAGCCAAGAGTCGAGGCTCTACGCGAAGCTGCACGAATTATTGCAGGTGACCGCGACGCACAGTACGGAGGACCAGAAGAAAACTTTGACCGTATCTCCAAGATCTGGTCAGTTATTCTTGGAATTGACGTAACTACAGAAGACGTTGCAATGTGCATGGTAGGTCTCAAGGTTGCGCGCTACGCGTCCAAGTCCGGGTTCCAACCAGATACCTGGATTGATATTGCAGGATACGCAGGTTGCGGCTATGAGGTAGGTCTTCCAAAAGACAAAAAAACTTCAGCTCCAGCGCCAGTAAACGCAGAATAAACTACGAAGCCAGTATAGAGTTGTCCCTAGGAAACTACGGAGGACAACACGATGACTAGCCCTACATTTATTGACTGTAACGGTCTTGCGGGTTTTATGAGTCTCGGTTTTGTGCAGTCAGGTATGACCATGACCGCACGCACCGGGACTCTAAACTTTGGTAACCCTGTTGCCGAGGCAAACCGCCATCTGCTTGGAAATCAATGGACAACATATTTCTCTGACGACCCAGATGAGTGGCCAGTATCAAAGGCAGACCTAGTTGTAGGTTGCCCTCCTTGCTCTGGCTGGTCGGTATGGTCAGGCCCAGCAAATCGTGGCCCTGATTCTGCAGCGCACGAACATACACGCGCCTTCATGAAATACGCAGGACGTGTAGCTCCACGAGCAATCGTGTTTGAGTGTGTGCAACAGGCATACACACAAGGGCGTGATGTAATGAACAAGTACCGCCAGATGGTTGAAGAGATCTCCGGTAAGAAATACGATTTACATCACATCAAGCAAAACAATCTTCAACTTGGTGGATTCTCATATCGCCCGCGTTACTTCTGGGTAGCGATTGAAGCTGGAACTCCGTTTGGTATAAAGGTCGACGAACCAAAAGAGATGCCGCGCATTATGGACATCATCGGAGATCTTGCAACACTACCTCGCCAATGGGCAGAGCAACCTTACTTGCAAGAACCGTCCCGTTGGGTCAAGCACCTAAAGGCTAAGAACGGTAAGGTCAACGGTCACATCGGCAAGGACAACATTCACGCGCAACGCATTGAAGAAGTCTTTGAGCTGATTGGAAATGAAGGTTGGCCAGGAAACGGTGACCTCGGTGGCGCAATCAAACTTGCGGTTGAAAAGAACGGTGGTGCGTTCCCACAGAAGTGGATTGACATCGCGCCGCGCGTTACACGCAAGAACTTCAAGCTTGGTTTTTCACAACCGTATCGTTGGAAGGAAGATCACTGGTGCAACGTCCTTACCGGCTCTGCGCTAGATCACGTTATTCACCCGACAGAACCTCGTCTAATTACTCACCGTGAGTCTGCTCGCATGCAAGGTCTACCTGACGATTGGGACATTGAAAGCACAAGAGATTACTCACAGATGCAGGCTGTCTGGGGCAAGGCAGTCCAAGTGCAAGCTGCTAAGTGGCTTGGAGACGCGCTCGTTGCCGCTCTAGCGGGGAAACCTAACGGACCGTTAGGTGAACTAATCGGAGACGGCGAGTACCTACACGACACCGACAAGGGCTTCTCGCGACACGCGGCTAAGAAGAAGTGGTACAGTAGTAACATCGAGCCTGACGGAGAATAATGATTAACCCTGACGCAGACAACGCGTACCCGCAGTGCGAGGTCTGCTACATCGCTGAAAACAGCCAATGGGAGCCTGAATCCGTTGGAGATGATGGTAGTCTTGTTTCCAGACTTGTATCACTGACTGTTCCTATAAAGTTATCACCAGGTTCTATACGCTCATGCTGCGACTGTGGTGAACTTACCGTTGCGGGAATCTACGTAGAGAAGTGGTTTGACAACACTGTAGATGAAGAAGAGGACGAATACTGGGGAGAAGAAACAAGTCCTGACCCTGACCACGAAGACCTGTAGCCTGATATAATTAAACTACCTAACAACTAAGGAAAGATCTAATGACAAAAGATATTGACGCACCAGCAATTGAGTTCTTTACCTCTAACAAGGGTCTTCTTGCTGCCAAGGAATTGCACCCTAAACCAACTAAAGCTTTCATCCCAGACTGGTTCAAGAACATTCCTTCACACGGATTTATCAAGACATTAGACAACGGAGAGATTACCGATTTTCCAGACAATCAAACAGTAAAGTCTTGCCCGTCGTTCCCTGACTATTTCTCTCAGGGGTACGTAATCCCGATGTGGACTGACTTAATAATCAAGTATGAGGAAGCCACTAAGACCTGGTCTTACCTCATGCCAGGGCAAGAGTTCAAGATGGAATCTCACAGTAATGATCAATTTCTTTCTCACGTTGACGCTAACTTCCTAGGTAGAAAATCCGAGTTCGTGTTCAAGTTTATATCGCCTTGGACGCTTAGAACTCCTAAAGGATACTCGGTTCTTCAGCTGCCAATGCTTTATCACTTCAATGACAACTTTAGCGTGCTGCCTGGGATTGTTGATACTGACACTTCTCATGAGATAAACCAGCAGGTAGTCTACCACGGAGCTGGCAAGGAACTACTTATACCGCGAGGCACGCCTATTGCTCAATACATTCCATTCAAGCGTGAAAACTATGATATGACAGTAGCCCTGGAAGATGAAAGCATGCAGGAAGCTATGGCAAAGAACCGACTTCTTCTAACCACAAAGTTCACCGGCGCGTACAACCACATGCGTAGAGAGCGTGACAGCGAGTAGCCTGATATAATTGTTTTACCAAATGACGAAGGACAAAAGACATGCAAACGTTTGTACCACACACTGACTCGTTTGAGCGTATCGCGGCCGAGCTCGACAACAAGCGTCTTCACAAGCAGACACTTGAAGGCTGGCAGGTTTTACTTGCACTTACAGAGCTTGATCCGCAGGGCAATCACCGTGACCCCAAAGGCTGGGTAAATCACCCTGTTGCGCACATGTGGCGTGGGCACGAGGCTGTGCTTGTTGCATACCTTGCGGCGACATACTTTGAATGGCGCAAGCGTGGCTTCAAGTCTACCATGCTCCCAAAGATCTTTGCAACCTACGACCTTGCGGTGAAGATGGGACGTATTACTGGCGAGTATACTTTACCTGTGTGGATGTCAGACTCAAATAAGTACGAGCAGGTAGCATCAACCCACCGCGTTGCTTTGCTGCGTAAAGACTACGACTGGTATCGTCAGTTTGGCTGGCCAGAAGATACTGGCGAGCGTCCACCGTACTATCAGTACCTATGGCCTGACGTAAACGGCGATTTGTATCTCGGGACCTATAACGACATGTAATTGGCGTTTTAGGCCAAAAAGCAGCGCGCTCAGTGACCCGTAGAGACACTTTCACGACCATGCTAGGGTGTTTATACCGTGGAAAAATAGCGGAAAATAAGCTCCAAATACCAAACATTCTTAACCTGCTCAAGATACAATGTATATATGCGAGACTCCAGAGCGGGCGAATGCCTATGGTCGGAATGGACCGGTGAAGGTTACGAACCTACCGTTCCTGACGCTCTTGTGTTTTATACCGATGAGCATGTAGACATCGAGCATGAGGTTGTGCGACGCGCACTTGCCTCTGCTCTCCAGCGCGATGGATCTGCAGTATCTCTTGGGCATGGCTTTGGTGCGATAGACTCTTCCACCACGTCACAAGGCTACGCTGGAGAAATAGACGGAGACACAGAACTAACCGTCTGCGACGAAAACGGTGAGACACCCTATGGAGACTACGTTGATGACATAGTTTCTATAACATGGGTGGAGATCGTTCAGTGAGTCGTGGAGATACAAACTTAGATTGGCAAAAAGGCGCGGTTTGCGCTGAGCCTCAAAATGAGAAGATTCGTGATTACTTCTTCTCAACAGAGCCGACAGAAAAGTACCAGGCAAAGAATCTTTGCTTCCTGTGCCCTGTCCGTAAGGACTGTCTCAAGTGGGCACTTGAACATCGGCAGATCTGGGGAATCTGGGGAGGCAAGGACGAAGGTGAAATTCGTCGTGCACTTAGCGTTTCATGGAACGGACAAGAATCACGCCGTCAACGTTACCCACAATGCCCTTATTGCACAGCGCGTCCAAATAAGCTAGAGACGCTTGTTGTTGATGTGCCTGGTGGTGGTCGTTGGGCAACTATGCGTCTAGTGCACTGCACCGCCTGTGATTTTACCTGGCGCTCACGAACAAGTGCTAATGCCGTTGAGGCATATCACGCCGAGCGTCTTGAGAAACTAGAGCGTCTTGAGCGTGAAGAAGCTAAGAAGAAGGCTAAGCTAGAGCAGCGGCGTAAAAAGAAAGATTTGAAGTAAGTCTGTCTTTCTCTTCTTTAGGCGCAAGATCTAGGGCTATCTTTCCATGCTCGACTGCCTCGTAGTGATTACCTAGGTGATAGGCCGCAATAGCCATCATGTCGTGTGGAGTGTAACCCCAAGCCTCGTCCTCGCAGAGATACTCTAGCGGACGTTCCTTTATAGAAAGTGCAGCCTTTGCAGAATCATAGCAACGCTGCCAGTCGTTTTCCCTGTAGTAGTGCTTTGCTAGATCTACGTATGGTTCGCGACGGCCAGGAGACTCTTCTACCGCGCGGACTGACCAATACTCCGTCTTGTCTTTTTCAAGCTTTGCAAGGTATCGCATAGACGCTGCACGCTCTGGCGGCCACACCGCGCGTGGAAGTGCTAGGTGTCTCTTGAACTCTAGGATTGCCTCTTCATTACGG